TTCGTCGTCGAACTCCTGATTTACTTGCTCAACACGAACAACTAGCTCTTTGAGAAGTTGAACCAATTCGTAGCCAATATCTTTATCTGTTTCTGTGTCTATTTCGACATCAAATCTAATTTTCATTTTTGTTCCTTAGAAAGAAGATCTTCTTTGAATGTAAACATCAACAGCAGCAGCATTAGCCATTCCACCGATAACATCTCCATGGTAAGTATGACCAATCATGTTTCCAGTTCTTTTGTTAAGAACTTTGTGGATTGGCTTTCTTGCTTTAACACAAACTCTATATCTAAGAGGATATCCTCTACGATCAACAGCTCCGGAATATTTAAGTTCTTTGTTCATGCTTTTCACGTAAGTCTTGATAGTCTCAACACTCAACATATCTTCAGCACAAAAGACATCAAATGTACCTTGGTAAGCGTCAGTTCTTTGTTTTCCGTTAGTATCAAATTTCATTGGTTTTCTCCATTATTTAAATTATAAGTATATTATAACACAACAAAGTGTATTTGTCAACTGTTTTGTTAACATATTTTTACTTATTTTCAATTATAAGTCAGAAGACTGCTTACGCAGTCTCCGCCATTTCAACAGCAAGGTCAAGAGCGTCTAGCTTTTTCCTTGAGTTAGCACCGAATAAAGAAGATGATGCTCTTGCGTCATCGCTTCTTCCAAGTTCGTGGTCTGTCATGTATGTGACAGCGTTGAAAGCATTCCACCAAGATCCAGGCTTGAAGTTAGCTCCAGGTTGTGTCTCTACAATCTCTAACGCACGTTCTCCAGTTCGACTAAGGATTTTGTGTTCTTGAGAAGATGCACCAAATACTTTAGCAAGGAATCTTTCGAAGTCAGCATTTTTGTATTGCTTAGATCCAAGAAACTCTGCAGCTTCTTTAAACTGTTGTACACGAGTGTGTGAGATACCAAGTAGTTCTTTAACTACTGAAGCGTCAAACTCGTTTCTGTGTGATAGCCTTACAGCAGGTTGTGATTTTTCAGTTAGAGCCATTGACAAAGTGTTATTACATACAACACGAGTCATAACAAACTTAACATCAATACACTTACCATACTGGTGAGGATTAGAGAAAAGTAAGTAGCCTTTAACTTCATCACCACCAAAAAGTGTGAATCCATCTTGTACATCAGCAGCAGCAAATACCATTTTACCATCGTTGATTGAACCAGCCGTGTCCATTACCATGTCACCAGCTTTAACGAAATCATTGAAGAAATCAAATGCTGTTTCATTTTGGCAAGGGTTCCAGTTACCACCAACATTGGTAAGGATTTTACCATCAGTTTCTCGTATAAGAGATTGCTGACCTGTTGGGATTTGTTCGCCATTGTGATCGACAAAGGATGGTACTTTTTTGACTTTCCAGTCTAGACCAGCCGCCTTCATCATTTCAGTTGGTGTCATGTCGTCACTCACAGGAACTCCAAGGCCGTGCCAAGGCACCCCTTTGCTAAGTCTGTAAGCCATTTGAGCTTCACCGTTTACCATTTCTAATGCATGTGCCATAATATATCTCCTAGTTTAATTATTTAATATGTATATTATATCATATCAAAAGGTGTTTGTCAACTGTTTTGTTAACATATTTTCATTTATTTTACAAACTCTAGTACTTCGTCGAAATTCATAGTTGTAAGTAAGTCTTCGTCAGCACCCATTTCCGAGCAATGTGTAACAGCAAAGATCCAATCTTGAAACTTAAGTCCTAGATGTTCCTGAGATTCTTTTCTTTCAGCAAGATCTGGAGAATTAACCCAAATCTTATAACCGTTAGTCTCAAAGGAAGGCAACTCATCGTTACCCCATGATGTATCTTCCCACTTAGCAGGAATTTTGTAACCCATTGTGTATTGATCCCAAGTAATCATTACGCTACCTCAAAGTTACAAGGAGTTCGAGCTGGGACTACTTCGGTAAATCCGAAGTTAGCTACTATAAAGATTTGACCCGTTTGAGTGTCTTCGATTAGATCACCAACAGATGTGCTGTGACCAGGCTCGAATGTGTGAACTGCGTCGGGTGTTTCCCAGAGGTTGGTTATCTCAAATACATGATTTAAATCACGAGCTTCAACTTCATACTTGTCATTGAATAATGCAATGAAAGCAGGATTTGCTTTAAAAGATTCGCCGACATTGCCGTGCATTAGTTCCATTTTAGCGAACCATTTCTTTGAGCGGCTTGTAGCACCATCCCAACCATACAGGTTTGGGTACTCTTGCTCTTCTTTGTTGAAGGTGATTTGTTTGACGATGTATCTGTTCATATTTGATATTCTCATTTAATTATTTAATATGTATATTATATCATATCAAATGGCATTTGTCAACTGTTTTGTTAACAAATATTAAATTATTTTATATCAAAAGGTTATAAGCTTATAACTAAAGAGAATATTACTCTTCCCAGTGTTCAGACAGCATAGTCTGTGCTCTGTCAAGCAATATAGGATCAGCCTTAGTAAGAATGTTCAACATATACTGTTTCTCATGCTTATAGGCTTTGTGAAAGAACTTCTGATCGTGGGGTATAATCGTATCAGAGTTCGATAGTAGGTCTGCGATCTTGATTGTTTGAGACGCGGGTGGTCCCAAAGCGAAATGATCGGCATCCATCTTTTTACGAAACGTTCTGTTTCCATCTTCTTTTTCAGAAACGTTTGTGCAGTAATGAACAAGTTCAGCAATATCAGTTCCGAAGTGAGATTTGATGTCTCTAAATGTGACAGGAGTATCTTCTACAACATCGTGTAGGATAGCAGCTGCCAACATCTCAGTAGTATGTTCAACACTATCTTCTAGAATTTTTGCTACGTGTATTGGATGAGTTATGTATGGCTCACCTGTGTATTTTCTGCGCTGATCGCCATGAGCTTCTATTGCAAGCATCAAGGCGTCGTTAATTACTTTTTTGTCTATCATTGTAATATTATAACACACTTTAATGTGTTTGTCAACCCCTAATGTATAGTTTGATTTCCGCTTTCAAAAAGAAGCTCGAGCATATCAATACAGTCATCAGTATGTCCTGCTTTGACTATATCAACTACACTTGGAAACTCATCTTCAGATTCAACTGGTAGAGTATACATCTTGTCACGTTTGGTTGCGCCGAACATATCTTTCTTAAAAACTTCAGCTGCTCTTTCTGTTCTGAACGAACAAACTGTTGTTAACTTAAAAGGATTGTTAGCTGAGAAACACGCAAAGATTCGGCCATCATCTTTATAGCCTAGCTCTTCCCCATCGTATGTTCCTAAGAACACACCCATATCTTCACAACTTAAAATGTATCTTGTTTTTTTCATGGAGTTCTGAGTATTTCTCCCTTACGGCTTTAAAATGTTCTAAGTAATCATCTATATCAAATACAAATGTTTGTGGTTCATTATCATCAACGCCAATAAACACTACGCCTTTTTTAACTGGAGTACCAGTCATTTCAGTAAAGGCTTTCCCGTAAAATGCAACTTGCATAAAATATCCGAGAATGTGTTCTTCTTTTTTAACTCGTCTTGATGTTTTAAAATCAATGACAGCTAGTTCTCCTTCCCACTCACCAATACAATCGACTTGGCCAGCGGTCTGTAGTTCGTCACTATAAAGGAAACATTCTTGGAACCAAACATTGTTTACTTTTTCGTCTAATACTTTTTTCATTGTATTAAACAAAAACATGTTTGCAGGCTGTACACCTTCTTTCCAATCTTCTTTGTTATCTATATAGTTTTCACAAATTTTGTGTACTGCAGTACCACGTCTGGATGCTTGAGTTGAGATACGATTAGCTTCTGCTTCTCCAACTCTTTTTCGCCATGCCTGGATTGAGTCTTTTGATAGGACTCCAAGTACAGTAGTAACTGAAGGATAAGCTTCACCAGTAGGTGTAAAGTATCTTCGTCCTTCTTCTGTTGTTTTTCGTGTTAATTTTGGTAATTCAATACCGTGATCGTAATGCTCAAATGCCATAATATAAGTTCTCTTTTTGTTTTAACTAACTTCAGTTGTTCTAGAATCTCCTAAAAACCTTTCTTTAAATGCTTCAGCAGTTGCTGATTCTTCAAACATGTAAGTATAAGTGTTAGAATCCATGTCAAATGAATAAGTATAACTCTTTGCTTCCACTTTAGTTTCAAGGTAAGATAAACATTCTTCTGCGATCGAGCTACCAGCCTTCACGCGGAATACTTGCTTAGTTAACCAAGTCAGTCTATAGTTTTCTATTTCTTGTGTCATAATATTTTACCGTTTTGGAGTTCACGGGGCTCCTAAGAACCCCGTCTATGTTCTCCTTCTATTTATTAAGCTACCGCAAATTGACTTTTGCCATAACTTACAGGTGTTCGTACCTGTCCGTTAATAGCACATTCCTTTGCAATAATATAATCTTTAACAAGTCCGCTTCGTACAATATCTTCAACACCGAACTTTACGATGCTAAACATGTTTATACGTTCTAAAACCTTTACAAAACTTGCGAGCCCAGATACATCATTCTTGTGTCTATTAGTTGCCAAGTCATCTTGAGCTGTGTCTCCACAGAAAAAGATTTTACTTGTCTCACCAACACGTGTAATAATACTATCGAGTTCGTGGTACGTCATAGATTGGCATTCATCAACTATAATAATTGAATTATCAAATGTCAATCCTCTCACAAAAGATGATGTCATAAACTTAACTTGATTTTTTTGTTTAAGAATATCCCAAGCATCTCCTCGTTGAAACAGGTCATTAGCGATATCTGCATAAGGTGTAGCGTAGACTGCTTCTTTCTGAGCTTGAGTACCTGGCATAAAGCCTTGTTCTCTTGTCTGAACCGCTGATCGTACGATAACAATTTGATCGTACTCATCCTTTGATAAAATATCATTAAGTGCTAAATACATAGCACACATTGTCTTTCCTGTTCCTGCTGTGCCAATGGCGCAGATATTAAACCCTTGCTTATAGTCCGCAAACAAATCTGATTGAGTATTTGTAAGCGGCTGAATAGTTCTCATGGAAAATTTACTATCCATAGTACCATTCCTTATCTTTCGAGCGAGCCTTTTTCTCTCCTTTTGTGATTCACGACGTGGTTTTGCTGACATATAGAACCTCCTTTGACAGATCTCTGATTATTTCCAATCATTGATCTTGTTTCCTGTATAGCTTTTATTGGTTTTCATTGACGAAAGTATATCACGAAATCCTTGGTCGGGTTTCATGCGACCAAGACGTGCGGCCTCAATCACGGGACGTGGCGCAGTAATCTTTTGCTGTAGGTGGGGGTTGTCTTTTTTGAATTCGTCTAGTTTTGTATAAGACATGAAGTGTTCAGTCACTTCACCAGTTTCTGTGTTTTGAAAATCGTATGTGGGCATTAATTAAATTATCCAATCTATCATGTAATTATTTATTAATCCTAAGTTACCATTTCATAAATTTCTTTCCAATTTTTTACTTTTGGAATCGAATCATTTTGATAATCAGCATTAAACAAATGTTCTATAAGCACTGATCTTAATCCAAGATCGTAGCCGCATTCAGCATTTGAAGGTTTATCTTCAACCCAAATACATCCACTATCTTTATAAGGAAGTAAGCCATCATCTTTATCAGCACCACAATCTAAGCAAACTATCTTTTCAAACACAGAAGGACCAAAGAGTTTCTCTAGGTTCTGTTGTCTTAGTTTACCGGCATAGTAATCAGTACTGAGACTAGTAATACAGTGAAAAATATAACCTTCTTCATGTAGCCGTTTAACATATTTGATAGCATCCCTTAGACCAGGAAGGAATCCAATCCTTGCTGATTCATTAAATTGACGTACTAATATTCTGCTTTCTCTTTTGGAAAGGTCGAACATTTCAGCGATGTCATAGACACCTTCTCTTACAACTTCGTAGTTGTTCTCAGACATCCATTTGACGAATGAGTATTTCCAATCTAGTAGTACACCATCGCAATCTACTAGTATTAATTTATCTGTTCTGTGATTCCATATTTTACCTTTTTCATAATTTATATTGATATTATAACACACTTTAAGTAGTTTGTCAACCTTTATTTAAAATAGTTTTCAATGGTCCATTCAGTCACCCACTCGTCAATCTGGGGTTCACTGGTCCATTTAATTTCTCTGTTATAGGGTTTATATAGATCTCCAGAAAAGTAATCCTCGTAACACACAAGGACACCTGGTACCTTCTTGTACATGAGTCCCATGGCCTGATAGTTACGATCTAATTGAGTTACAAGAGCTTTTGTTTCAACATTAGTCTTGCTTGTTGTGAACAACGGATCGTTTGGATCTATGGTATTTCGATAAGTTTCACCGACTTTTAAAGTACCACGATGTAGTTGATGCATGCGTGTTGAGTATTCGGCTGTGTTAGTTATAAAACCAGTTTGACTAAATGAACCTGAGTGTCTTACTTCCATCCAACTTTTAACTTGAGCCATAAGATCTCTACGATAGAGATAGTACACTTTATCTGCTTGAGCCAGAACACTTGCAAGCTGATCGTAATCTTCATCAAAATGGCTTGGCATGATCTTATAACAGGCTGAAGCACCATCTTTTAATTCTTGAAATAAATTCCATCGGCTTAGATATGTATCAACCCAACTATAAGCTGGGTAACCAAATTCTTTGATTACAGTTTCTTTTGCTGGTAATTTACCAATTGGATGAGGCCTTTCGTGAGAAAAAAGCTCACCTTTATAAGGCAAGCGATATTCGTCAGATTTCTTTAAAGTAAATGAAGTACTTCCTGTCCTAAAATTAGTTAGGACAACAACATTACGTGTCATACTTATCTTTTAGCCTTTGGCGCCTTTGAGATTGTTTACGTTTATTTTTACGCTTTTCCTCTAGCCGTTGTTGAGTTTTATTATCTTTTCCAATATCTTCATCTGGGCGATTGGATTGACGGAAATCCGTGTATCGCTTGGCCATTGTACATTCCTTATCGCATATCCATTGGGGCAGTAAATATCTCAGGGAAAGCTTCTTCTAAAGTAGCTTTAGTTAATCCTGGTACCTTCTTGTGTGATAGCATATGATTTGCTACAAGCTTAGCGTCATCATTATCAATAGCTTCTAGCATTGCTATGAATAAGTTTTCGCGCTTCATTGCTGGTTTCATGTCGTCATAACCACCACCTTTAATGAAGATCTTTAAGCGTCTAGCTTCTCTAAAGAGCATAGTTTTAGCTTCATCTTCAAATTCGTTTGGCTTCCACGGGGGTGGAGTGTCAGGCAACAGAAACTCAATATCTTCGTCATAAATTAAGCGTAGTACATTACGAAAAGGAATGGTATCGTTCTTTTGAAGGTACGCTACTTTATCTGCTTTCTTTTTCATTGAGGGGAGTTCTGAGAGAATCTCAGACATTGAATATCTAATCATTTTAAAAGTCCTGTATATCAGTAATCAAGTTTTTCAACTTTTTCTTTACAAAGAAGTTAAAGAGATGCTGTCGACCAACTTCTTTTGCATTGTTATATTGTTCTAAGATTTGATCTCCATACTCAGATGGTATTTGACTCAAGTCAATCATCTGTTTATTTCGATTAAATCTAAGTTTTGTTTCTTCGTCCATTGTATCGGGCTCAGAAAGAAACTGTGTAATTCTTTTCTTAGTCATTGGCTTTTGTCTTGTACCAACAGCTAGGCAGTTATCAGGACTAAGTACGTTTGGAATACCGTCACCGACATCGCCTCTTAACACATGTTCCTCAAGGTATTTATCTGGGTTGTCATGTCTTACCCACTTCTTCATAACGGGATTATATTGGTCCACGTTACCATAAGTTTGTAATTGAATGAAGTCTTTGTCACCAGATAGTATTAATATCTTTTCAGCACCTGTGTTCATAATGGTGCCATGTTCATGTACAAGAGTAGCGATAATATCGTCTGCCTCACATCGCTCTATACTAATAACTTTGTAAGGAAAGAATTCTTCGATCTCTGCTCTAATACGGTGAATGCACTCAAAGAGTTTATTCCAATCCATATCAGAAGCATCACGACCTTTTTTACGATTAGCTTTGTAGTAGGGGAAGTAGTCTCGTCTCCAAACGTTTGGGTTATCACAGCAGAGTACGATCTCGCCGTATTCTTTGTGAAACTTTTTACGATTGAAACGAACTGAGTTTAAGAACATATGACGAAGTAGGTTTTCGTCGGGTTCAACGTTGTGATGATTGCCAATGCTCGCGAAGAGAGATGCCATCATTACTTGATTGTAGTCTAGTAATATCATAATTTATCCATTAATTTAATTTGTAGAGTATATTATATCACAAATCTTCGTCTTTGTCAACCCCTAATTCATCTAATAATGTACTTTTAAGCCCACCAGTCGTTGTTCCATCTTCATCTGTCTCAAGTATAGCCACATTTTTTAGTGCAAATTCTTGTAAAGGATGAGGTGCGCCTAGAGTTTGTAGGTGTAAAGCTTTGATCGCTTCAAAGATCAATATCATATTTGGAAAATACTTATTGATGTCTTCGTCAAAATCACAGTTTGCTCTAGCCATTTCTGATAGGACGTTTTCCCATATGATCTCAGCTAAGTCATTAGCATAAGATTCCTTATACATTTGAAGATTCTCTTTTACTTCTTCAGCCGTCCTTGGCGCATCTGAAATAAATCTTGGGAAATTAATTACGTTACTTGGTTTCTCTTTGTCCACTAGTAATATTCCTTAAAAGTGTGTTCCACATAACTTGGAACGATTGTATGTTGTTTCTTGCTAAGTTAAAGCGATCGCTATAAGTAAACCCATTGAAGTATGCAGGATTTTGTTGTATTTGCTGCAACAATGAACGTGCTACTGAAAAAGCGTAATTGGCATGGTCTTGAGTATTTTCTGTCCAATCATACATGATCGTAGCATTCTGTGCGGTTTCAGGAAGTGCACCATAGTTTGGATGGATACAAATAACCTGACTCTTAATAGCTTCAATCAAAGCAATACATGATGTCTCTTTCCAAATGTTTGGATATAGGAATATATGAGACTTGTCTAAAGCTTCTAAAACTTCTTCGTTACTCTTAGCACCGTGATAGGTCATATTCGGATGAGCTTCAATAGTCTTAAATAATCCTGAGTAAGCTTCGTCACGTTGAGGCCAACCATAAATGTCAAAACTTGAATAGACATCTAAATGAATATTATCAAATTGTTTTGCTAGAGCATCAAAGATTGGTACTAAAAGTTCTAATCCACGGTGTGGAGTAGTATGATAAATGAAACGTACTGTTTCCATATCTTTTTCTTTCGGCTTATATTCTGTTTCTACTGCGTTATGAATCACACTACATTTTGAATATGGAATACCATATCTTACAATATACTGATCTCTTTGCCATGCAGATACAAATACAAACCAATCAAACAAACTCCAACCACCATCTCTAAGAATCTTATTCTCTGGATCTTCTGCCAAATCGTGGCACCATAAGATGTTTGGTACATCTTCATACAATTCTCTTGGTCGAGATAGATGTACAGCTGCTTTTTCTAAAAGCTCTTTGTCAACTGAATCAACAAGACGCTGTCTCATCATTTCAGTTCCACCTTTTGAATTGGCGGACAGTTCTGATTCTACGATCTCACCTTTATATACTACACTCATTTTAATTCCTCATTCATAATTTGCTTCTCCTAAAATCATTTCGAGCGTTTTGTTTGCGCCCTTTTTGTCCCACCAATCCTTTAAAAACTCGTATGAGTAAATTGCAGATTGTGCTTGTTGGTTATAATAATATATATTCTTTGAACGAAAGTCTGTAACGTTCTGATTAAATAACGGGAAGGTATAAACTTTGCCGAAACCATGAAGTACATTATTTTCAAATGAAGGTGGTGCACCTAATGGCATCTTATAATGAATAGCACCTTCCTTTGCACCATCAAAATAGTATTCAATAATCTTTAAAGCATATTCTCTTGTAAGAGCATAAGCTTGTAATCCATGGTCCCATAGCTTACGACGACGAATAACCATTGGTGGATATTCAATACCGTATTCGTATGGATATTCAAAAACGTTACAAAGATGTAATGCACCCCAGTCATCTTTAACACTATCAATAAACTCAGTTAGAGTAAAGTTCCAATGCTCTACAGCAGAAAAATCTACATCGTCTTCAAAGAATAATCCATATTCTTCATCAGTGTTTTCGTACCACCATTTAATGGTAAGTAGGTGAGATGAGGTAACGCCTGGCGTCATTTGTTTTAATAGATCTGGGTCTCCAACAAATTCTATAGAATCTTTATTGTATCGCTGGTAGACATGCATGTTAACATCGTTGACTCCAAGCTTTGAAAACTCAGACTCTGTATATGCTTTACGATCTGGACAATCAGCTAGATTGATTACGTTAGGCTTTGGTATCTGCTGTAATTTGTTCAATGTTATAATCTTCTTTCAATTCATTGTAAATATCAGTCAGTGCACTATGGAAGTTTCTAACTGAGCCATTATTGTGTATTCGATATGTCTTAACATTAGTTTCTTCTTTTAAGACATAAGCAGTATCAATTGCTGTTGGGTGATTAATAGTAACTTCTTTAATTAAATTGCCATTGAAATATTTTCTAGAGTCTGTAGAATAATCACATCCTTCACGAGTTAACTGAACAATGATAATATTTTCTGCACCGACTCTTTCAATAAGTGGCTCAAGTTCTTCTACAAACCCGCCATCGGCGATCGCATAGTTGTGACCATTGATGATCTCTTCTGCAACCATTTTACCGAAGTAATCTAAACCTTCTTTGGGTTTCATAATATCTTCTGATACGTGGATCATAGCTTCTCTACGAGACATACAGTTTAGCGCAAGTTCTTGACGCTCTTTTAAGTCTCTGTTATTATAACCTTCCATAAACCATCGTTCATCACATTGAAAATGATTAATAGTTTCTTTAAATAACTGGTACTTAAATGATAAATTACCAAAGCCAAACTTCTCTTTATACAAAGAAGCTGCTTCATCTTTACCACATGCTGGTGGCCCGTTAAATATTACTATCATTTAATTGTTCCGTTTGTTTATAGAATCCCAATTTACAAATATAATATGCGTCTACAATATCTGTTATTGGATTCATTGAATTGTTTATTATACCACATTCTGCACGAATGTCAACCCCTGTTTCTTCTTCAAAGGCTTCAATCATTAAATACTTATTTGCGTTTCCTTTTCCACTACCAAACTTTTTAATCATAGTGGGTGGATATACGTCAAATGGAATTTCTTTCTCATATAGTTTGTGTTTAAACAAACCACAGTTTTCAGCAATCTGAAATACTCTACCGACTGCACCAAAAGCATATCCTTCAATACCAACAAAGTCACATTCAAAACATTTCTCTTGTGACCAAGAACCAATGAGATTATATCTCTCTTGGTCTGTTGTCCAGTTGTCGGGATACATCGATGCTCGGTATCTACCTTTGTCACCCTGTAGCAATTTATCGCGTTTAACGTAATAGTAAAAGGTGCAATTATCATAATTCCATTCTTCACCTTCATGTACACATATAGCTGGACTACTTAAACTGTAGTCAACACCTGCATATTTCATAATAACCTCTCATAAAAGAGGTATTTATATCAATCAGCACGATAAAATATGTGAGATCCTATTGTTCCTATTTGATTAAGTGAACTTGCCCAGTATGGCTCAACCCAAGTTGTATGGTAATGAGTTGCACCTTCTGTAATACCAGCCATACGGCCTTCGTTAATAGATTGATGTGCAACTAAAAGCGATTCGTTCCATGCATCTTCTTCATTGGGTTCATCTGACTTTCCATCACAGAACCAACTGAACTGACAACGATTCCTTACGGGTATCATATTTAAAGGATCTTTCCACGACGGCTTCATTTCTGCTTGGTAGATTACACCGCAGATTGATTCTGGGTAACGACGATCATATACACGATTCATAACAACATCAGCGACTGCAAACTTACCAGCAAGATTTTCAGATCTACTTTCGTGGTAAATATTGAGTGCCATGCAATAAGTATTTTCATCAATTAACCACTGATCGCCTTTACCAACTACGTCCCAATCAATTGCACTTGCATTGACATCAGAAGTAAGAAGTGTAAGAAATAATACGTTGGTGAATTTCTTCAAGTATTATCTCCGTCTTTGTATTTCATCTTAGACTTATCAAAGACTTTGTATTCTTCGGGTTTTAGAAACTTGTGGAGGATTCCACCTTTCTCCCAAATTAAAGGAATACTTTTCTTTGCATCTTTCTCAAACGACATATGTATTCCTATATAACTGAATATAAAAAATACAGATACAAAAATGATTCCAAC